AGGTGAAAAACTTATTTATACTGAAAATTCTAATATGGATGACCATACTCATAAAACTATAATAGCTGATATACAAAGTACATTAGCAGATTTAACAACTAGAATAGAAGCCCTAGAAAGCTAATAATAAAAGGAGAATAAATAATGGCAAATACATATACTTGGGATTGTAAAACAGTTGATGTTTACCCAAACCATGACAGTCATTCAGACGTTGTTTACAACGTACATTGGCGATTAAACGCAGAAAGCGATCAACAAGATGCTGAAGGTAACAACTATTCAGCTTCAGTTTATGGTACTCACAGCGTTAATGCAGATGATATAGAAAACTTTATACCGTTTGCTGATCTTACTAATGACGTAGTTACTGGTTGGGTTACAGATGGTATGGGCGAAGATCAAGTTACTAGCTTAAAAGATAACCTAGATAACAACATTGACGGCCAAATCAATCCAACAAGCGAAACAAAAACAATAGCAGATTAATAATGCCTTTGCTACCAGTCACCCCTCCCGCTGGAGTAGTCACCAATGGAACAGACTACGCTAACAAAGGGCGTTGGACTGATAGTAATTTAGTGCGTTTTCAAAATGGTTTTCTCCGACCTATTGGTGGTTGGGAAAAAATAAGAAACTCTGCTCTAACTGGTACGCCAACAGGAATGTTTGCGTACATTACCAATGCTGGTAAAAAAGTTTTAGTGGTTGGAACAAGGCAAAAGATTTATGTCAACCATGACGGAACTTGGTATGACATAACTCCTTCAGGTTTTGTTTCTGATGAATCAACAGACCCGCTTGGGTACGGTGCATATAACTATGATGTCGAAGACTACGGTGATGCCAGATCACAGTCTGGATTATTCTTTGATTCTAAATCCTGGTCTTTTGATAACTTTGGTGAAGACTTACTTTTCTGTTGTGCAAGTGATGGCAAGATTTATAAATGGTCACCAACTGCACCAGCAACCATAGGCTCACAGCTAACAAATTCTCCAACAGGGTGTTCTGGTGTATTAGTCACCAATGAACGTCATGTAATAGCTTTAGGAGCTGGTGGCGACCCCAGAAAAGTACAATGGTCATCAAGAGAAGCAAGCACAACCTGGACAGCTGCATCAACAAACACCGCTGGTGATTTACAAATACCTACAGGCGGTAGAATATTAAGTGCGGTTAAATGGCAAACAGATGTCATCATCTTTACCGATACTGGTATCGCAAGACTTTACTATACTGGTTCTCCTTTTATATATGGTATTCAAGATGCTGGTACTAACTGTAAAACTGCATCACCTAGAACAGTTGTAACTTCTGGTAACTTCTTAGCATGGATGGGTGAAAACTCTTTCTTTGTTTTTGATGGATCAGTTAAAGAAATTAAGTGTGATGTGCATGACCATGTATTTGATAATATTAAATACGCTTACAGACGTATTGCTTGTGGTGGCCATAACTCTAACTTTAATGAAATATGGTGGTTTTATCCAGAAGGAGATGCACAGAAAACACCAAACAAATATGTCATTTGGAACTATGTTGATAATGTTTGGTCCATTGGTGAAATGGATAGAGGATGTTGGATAGACCAAGGTGTTTTCGATTATCCAATTGCGTGTGATTCACTTGGTAATGTTTATCAGCACGATAGCACAACCTTAAGTAATTCTGAGAATTTAGGCACAGCCGTTCCTTACGCACAATCAGGACCTATTGAAATAGGTAACGGTGATAACTATGTGCAATGTAACCAGATACTACCTGATGAAGAAGCAAACACACTACCAGGTGTTGTTATAAGTTTTACAGGAAGATTTACACCCCTAGGAGCAGAAACAGATTTTGGTAACTTTACTTTTAATAGTGATGGTTACACCGATGCAAGATTTACAGCCAGACAAGTTCGTATGAAAGTAACTGGCGATACCGATCAGATGTTTCAGGTTGGTAATATACGATTAGATGTAAGAAATAGAGGTCGTAGATAGTGGCAAGAAGAACGCTAACACGACCAGGTGAAGATTACGATAAGAACTATCTTAATTATTTAATATCAGAGATAGAATATCAAACAGGTATGACTTTCAACAAAGGTGAAAGAATACAAATAAATGGTGGTGATGCCACCGAGTTAGTATTGGTAAGTCCAAATGGAACAAAATATAAAGTTAGTGTCGCAGATGACGGAACACTCTCCACCTCCACAACAGTCTAAAGAAGACTGGGAAGTAGAGTTTGACAGATTAGAGCATCATATTAAACGTGCATTAAAGCACCAAGATATGTATAATTTAACTGATATTAAAGAAAAAATAAGGGCTGGAGAGATGTTTATTTGGCCCAATACAGATTCAGTAATAGTGACTGAATTTGCAGAATACCCAAGATACAGAGTTTTAAGTATTAATCTGGTAGCTGGAAACTACAAAGAAGTAATAGAGATGTTACCCAGCTTGGAAGAATTTGCCAAACAATGTGACTGCAAGAAAATTATTGGCGGTGGTCGTAAAGGTTGGATAAGAAAATTAAAACCACATGGGTTTGAAGAAATGAACTTATTAGTAAAGGAATTATAGAGGAATTATTATGGCAGCAGCATTACCATACATCGCAGCAGGAACATCAATTTATAGTGCTACTAGAGGTGGCGGTGATACAACTGTAACAAATACTGATCCAGCGACACAAGCTAGATACGATGATTTATATAATAAAGCTCAAGGTATAGCTCAACAACCTTTTGTTCCATATACAGGTGGAAGAGTCGCTGGATTTAACCCAGATCAATTAATGGGATTTGATGCAACAAGAAATATGTTTAATCAATCTATGGGTTTTAATCCTAGAAACCAATTAAACAATCTAGCTAATATGTCTGCACCAAGTGTCAATTTACCATTTGGTTATAATCAACCACAACAACCTTCTCCAGTCTTCCAGCCTATGCCTATTACTGGCGGTGGTAAAAGACCAATTCAACCCCCATCAATCGGTGGCGTTGGAGGCGGTGGACCTGTTATGCCTGCTCGAATAACAAATAAAGGACCCAATACATTAAAAGATCCTATTTTAATAAATGAAAAACCAGGAGTAACTGTTCCTAGACCTGACCCAATACAAAGACCTAGACCACCACTACAAAGACCTATTAAACCAGGTTTATTAAATCAACCACAATCACAAACTAATCCATTTTCACCAACTCAACTAGGTCCAGCTGCATTGCAACAAGCAGCAACAGTTAGACCTGTAGAAAGATTTGGTGGGGCTAATGTAAGTGAATTAGCAAGTTTTGGCGGAGCTAATATAGACCCTGTAGAAAGATTTGGAGCAGCCAATATTTCTCCAGTAGACTTATATAGTGGTGCTTCAATTAATCGTGGTGATGTAAGAGATGTAAGACCACAATCTTTATTAGATACAGATTTAGGTGCTTATCAAAATCCTTTTCAATCACAAGTTATTGATAACACATTAGATGATTTAAACAGAGCAAGACAATTACAAATACAAAGTGACCAAGATGCAGCAATCGGAAGAGGTGCTTTTGGTGGTTCACGTTCAGCCTTATTAGAATCAGAAACAAACAGAAACTTTGCAGAACAAGCAGCTAGAACAGCTGGTGATTTAAGAGCAAGAGGTTTTGATACAGCAACATCATTAGCTGGACAAGATATTAGCAGACAGTTTGATGCAGATAGATTTATGTCTGATGCAGACAGAGCTATTGCTATGCAAAACGCAACCTTTGGTCAACAAGCTGGATTAGCAAGACAAGGTTTACTTGGTGATGTATCACTTAATCAAGCAAGACTAGATCAACAAGCTGGATTAGCTGGTATGGATGCAGCAAATAGAAGGGCATTACAACAAGGTCAATTCCAACAACAAGCTGGTATGGCTGATATGGATGCGTTCAATAGAGCTGCAATGCAAAATGCACAATTTAGACAACAAGCAGGAATGGCTGGAGCAGATGCTTATAACAGAGCAGGTTCTCAACAAGCACAATTAGATGCATCAAGATTTGCTGCTAACCAAGATGCTTTAAATAGATTTGGTTTACAACAAGGACAGTTTGATAATCAAATGAACATGGGAATGTTTGATGCTGCTAATAGAGCTGCATTTATGCAACCAGAATTAGAAATGAGAAACAGACAATTCCAGGCTGGCTTATTAAACGATCAGTTAAGCGACCAATACAGAAGTCTTGGTTTATTATCTGGCATAGGCAGACAACAGCAAGGATTACAACAAGCTGGAATGGATGCTAATTACAACGAGTTTATGAGAGCATTAAATTATGGTCCACAGCAACTTGGGTTACTATCAAGTTCCGTCTTTGGAATGGACCCAGGAAGAACAACTACTACTGAACAAGGTACAGCTGGCAAAATTGGGTCTGCATTAGATCTTTATACAGGCATATCTGGATTGTTCAATCAAGGGGGTTAAATGATGTCAATTTTTAATAACAACAATTTCGATCCTTTTGGAACTAATAGTTTGTTTGCAGATATAAATAACACCAATCAACAAATAAACTCTATGAATCTCCCTTCTTTCGCAAAAGAAGAAGAAGAAAAGAAAAGGAAAAAAGCTGAACAAATGATGAAGCTACAAAATCTAGCAGACACATTTAATATGGTTAATGCTCAAAAGTCTGGCAATGCTCAAGGTGTTGCTTTGTATTCTAATAGAATGAAACAAAGACAATTAGAGCAAGAAGAAGCTAAAGCAAAAGCAGAAAAGAAAGCACAACAGGAATTGTTAAAACAACAACAAGATGCATTTTTAAAAGCAAATCCTGAGTATGCAGAAATGATTCAAATGAATCAACTGTTTGGCATAAAACCAAGTAGCAATAAATTAACAAAAAGTGATTTTGTTGTAGAGATTTTAGAAAAGATAAAAAACAATCCTGGTTATAAACTTACAGACACAGACCAAAGAATTTTAGATACTATATCTGATACCGACCCAATGAAGATACTGATTAGAAATAGACTAAATGAAATGCAAGTTAATAACTTTGACAATCAAAACACTACCCAAACTGGTCCAGTCACGGTTACTACACAAGAAGAATTTGATGCCTTACCTTCAGGATCATTATTTATTGAAGATGGAAAAACTTATAGGAAACCATAATGGCAAGCAAGTTTGGTGGAGTGCCAGTAAATGAGCCATTAGAAAAAAACGAAGACTTGTCATCTAGCAAGTTTGGTGGCGTTCCTGTAAATCAAATAACACCTATAGTAGAGCAAGAAGATAAAGCTGGTTTTGGCACAAATTTATACAGAACTATAGGTGGTGCTTTAAGAGATGTTGTAGCTGGTACTTTAGATGTAATGGCATTTAAAGAGAAGTTTTCTCCTGGTGAATTAACTAAAGCATACGCACAGGCACAGGCATCTGGAGATTCAAGTTTTTCTAATATCTTGGGTACAGTATTACAACAAGAAAACCCTCTCAATATAGCCGCAAAATCTATTCCAAAAGTTGAAGAACCAGATTATTTTGGTGGTTCTTTTGTTAGAGACATGACAGGATTTCTTGCACCAATATCGGTAGTAAGTAAAGTGGCCGCACCTATAAAAGCAGTTACTACAGGACAAAAGATTGCAAAAGGAGCAGGTGTTGGAGCAGTAGCAGAACAATTTGCTTTTAGTCCTTACGAAGAAAGAATATCTAATTTGGTTCAATCAGTTCCATCTTTACAAAATCCAGTAACAGAATTTTTACAAGCTGATCCAAGCGATAATGAGGCTACAGCTAGGTTTAAAATGGCATTAGAGGGAAGTGCAATCGGTGTACCAGTTGATGCTGCATTAAGAGCTTTTGGTAGGATGAGAGCAAATAAAATTGCACAAGATCAACCAGAAGTATCAGGTCCACCAAAACCAGAAGAGTTAAAAGAAACTTTTGTTGGTCCTAAAAGTAAATTTGGCGGTGTTCCAGTTGAAGAAACTCCAGTTGCTCCAGAGGTTGTTACTCCCAAAGTAGAAACACCGAAGCGTGGTACTAAGATTCCAGAAATATTAAAAGTTACTAAAGAGCCTAAAGTAAGAACTGCTAGAGATTATATTGGTAAGATTAAAGACGGAGAAAAGTCTGGTGAATTAAAAGCTATCTTTGAAGACTATGACGGAAAAACAATAAGAAAGTTTAGAGCTGGTGAAAATCAAGAAGGTGTAACCTTAGATGATTTAGATGAAGTAGCAACAAGAATGATGGAAGACGGTTTTTATACAAGAGCCGATTTGGAATCAGGTGCTATGACAAACAGAGTATTAGAAGACCTTACAAGTAATACTCCTCATCCAGAAGATGCAGCTATAAAATATGAATGGCAAAGAAAAACTGATGAAGGTAAAGAGGTAAGAAAACTTTTAGACGACAATAATATTAATTATAAAGGTATGACAGACCAAGAAGTCAGGCAAACTTATGACGATATTGTAAATGACAGACTCCCACCAGTAAGAGATGAAGTACCTCTTGAGATGTATGCAGATGATATAGCATTAGAGGAATCAAAAATATCTTCTAAGTTTATAGAAGAAGTAGATAGAACCCCTCCAGAGTTTGCTGGAAACATCAACTTAAATAAAATAGATAGTCCAGACCAAGTTAAAAATGTCATTGATGAAATCGCAGTAACCAATGATGGCTTTATGGAAGCAAGAAGGGGTGTTGTTAAGTTTGGTTCTGATGGTGAAGAGTTAGCAGCTTTAGCAAAAGAAACAGGACTAACAGAAAATGACCTTATTAATAGAAAGTCTGGTTCAGCTTTTAATGCCGAAACAGCTTATGCAGCCAGGGTTTTAAATATAGAGTCAGCTACAAACTTAACTAAGTTAGCAAAAAAAGCACAAGGAACTGATGCTACAGCAGAAGATATGTTTGCTTTTGAGGAAGCATTAAATCGTCATGTTGCTATACAAGAACAAATTGCTGGTATTACTGCTGAAGCTGGTAGAACATTAAGGTCTTTTAGAGAGACTGTTGCATCTGCTGATGTCTTAAGATCAAAAGCAATAAAAGATTATATACAAGCAAAAGGTGGTGGAGATAGGATTGAAGAAATGGCAACATTTATTAGTAATCTTGACACACCAGAACAAATTGCAAAGTTTACTAAAGATGCAGTCAAACCAAAATTTAAAGATAAGTTGCAAGAACTTTGGATTAACTCTCTTTTATCATCCCCATCAACTCACATAGTAAACGTAGTTTCTAATGGTATTGTTGCTGCAACTCGTATGCCTGAGTATGCAGTAGCTTCTTTGCTTGGTGCTGGAAGAAAAGGCTCGGATAAAGTTTCATTTACTGAGACTGGCGGAAGAATATATGGAAGTATGTATGGTTTCTTAGATGGCATGAGAGCATTTAAAAATGCTTTGATTGATCCTAGTAGCGTAGATGACCCATTAACAAAATTAGAATTACAAAGACAAAACTCTATCTCTGGTATTAAAGGAGAAGTAATTAGATTACCTGGAAGATTCCTAACTGCTGAAGACCAACTGTTTAAGTCTGTTGGTTATAGACAAGAACTATGGGGTCAAGCAATTAGAAAAGCTAAGTCTGAGGGTAAAGGAATTAAAAGAGCTTATGAGATTATGGATGATCCAGCTAAGAACTTTCCAGATATAGAACTAAAAGCAAGAGACACAGCAAGATACCAAACATTTACTAACCCCCTTGGTCCTACTGGACAGTCAGTTCAAAAGATAATTCAAAATCATCCTTGGACTAGATACATAGCTCCTTTTGTTAGAACTCCAGTAAACATTGTAAAGTATGCTGGTCAAAGAACACCTCTTGGAGTCTTTGCTAAATCTTATAAAGAAGCAATAAAGAAGGGTGGAGCAGAGGCGGATTTAGCCAGAGCAAGAGTTATAGTTGGTTCTACTGCTATGGCAAGTATAGCAATGTTAGCAAATGATGGTTTGGTTACTGGAAGAGGGCCAGCAGACTATAGAGAAAAATCTATATTAAGAGAGACAGGATGGCAACCATACTCAATTAGAGTTGGTGATAGTTATTATGCTTATAACAGATTTGAGCCAGTAGGTATCTTGTTTGGTTTAGCAGCAGACTGGACTGATATATATAAGTACACCGACAAAAAATTTGCAGATGGTAATAAACCAGAACTTGAAGAATTAGCAACAATGTTAGCAGCATCGTTCACAGAAAACATTACTAACAAAACTTTCTTAACAGGTATAAGTGATTTTATTAATGTAATGTTTAATCCAGATAGATACGGTGAAGCATCTATCCAAAGATTCTTAGCTAGCTTTGTTCCAACCGCTTCTTACTATGTAAGAAAAAATAGCGATCCATTAATTAGAGATTCACAAAGCGTTATGGATGCTTTCTATAATCGTATACCTGGTTTATCTACAGAGCTACCAGCAAGAAGAAATGTGTTTGGTGAGGAGAGAAGATTCCAGGAGGGTGCAGCTCCAGAATTTTTAGGTACTGTTGGTAAGACTTTTTCTCCTGTTGCAAAGTCTACAATTACTAATGATGTTGTATTTAATGAGTTAGTAAATTTAAAGATAACTCCATCAACGCCTAAAAGAACTATTGGTGGTGTAGATTTAACACCTAAACAATATGAAAGTTTATTAATGGAAATGATACCTTTACAAACAAAAGCTAAACTTGAATTTTTAATTAAGTCTCCAGATTATCAAGCCTTATTACCATTGCAAAAAACAGATGCGATAAAGACTATAATACAAAACGATCAAAAAGCTGCTAGAGATTTAACAGCTGCAACATATCCAAATATTATAGATGACCAGATTATTAAAATGATGGAGCAGTTAAATCAATAACATGACATACCATGACACGCAAGACGGAGCGGATAGGTAGGAGTGGAGAATATCTAGCTTGCTCAGTTATTGCGAGAGAATCAGACACCGTTACAGTAATGCCTCATACATCCCATGCGGATGTAATCTTTGAATGGAAAAGTAAACTCTATCGATGCCAAGTTAAAACAGTTACACATATAGAAGAGAGAAAAAAGAACTGGCGATTTGATATTCGTAAAGGCAGAACAACAACAGGAAGACATTATAAAAAAGATCAAATTGATATTGTCGCTATGGTAAATCTTAAATACCAGACTATATGTTTTAGAGCCTTTTGTGATTGTCAAACTACACAAATCACGATAAAGGACCAAATTATGAAATCAACCAATTCTATCCAAAGTTTTAAAGATGCTATGAAATCTTTAAGCATGACGGATATATGACGGATGAGTAGAAAAGCTATATGTTTAGCTTCTCTAAATACCCTAAAAAATGGCTGATTTCTGCGGTGGGGCCCTTAGCTCAGTTGGTAGAGCAATTCCCTTTTAAATATTTTTTTTAAATTTTTTAACTAATTGATAAAATTATATTTTTTCAAAATAACCCTTTGTTTCCGCCATAAAATCAGTTATATTAATACACTATAGGTAATTGAAATACACGTCTGTCCGTTCTTAAATGACGGATATATGACGGATGGGAGCAAACAATGGCGGCAAAATACACAACAGATAAACAAATAAGTAGTCTTAAAATCTATCCAACTGGATACTATATTCATTGCAGAATTAATGGCAAAAGAAGAGAGAAAAAAATAGCACCAAGAAATGTATTAATAAACATTGCAAGAAAAGAAGCACAAAAGATATTAGGTTTAATTGCACAAGGTTTTGATCCTTTTGAAGAAAAGAAAAAGGAACAAAACGCAGATGGATATACAGTCGATAAAATGTGGGAGAACTACATCAAAAGCCTGCAACATAAAAATCAAGAAACATATACAAAACAAAATCTCTATATAAAAAACATACAACCTTTCTTTGGTAATACTGCTGCATCAAAAGTTAATAAAAGTGATTTAGTACAATGGTTTCAAGAACTAACTAAAAGAAGTCCAACTGTTGCTAATAAATGTTTGGTATTTTTAAAAGCAGCTTACTACTATTCTATTGATGTGTTGGAGCTGTTGGATAAAAACCCTACTAAAAAGATAAGCAAGAACTATGAGGAAGCAAGAAGTAGGTATTACACAGATGAAGAAAAGAAAGCTATCTTTATAGAACTAGCCAGAAGATATGAAGAAGACCCTAGTCTTATATATTCAGTATCTAAAATAGGACTACAGTTCTTTACTGGTGCTAGAGGTGATGAAATATCTAAGGCTAAATGGAAACATCTAGTCCAGGATGAGAGAGGTAATAGAATAGAGTTACCAGTTTTAGACCATAAGACTGGTTTAAAAACAAATAAGAAAAGAGTTATTTGGTTAAACGACCAGGCCATGAAAATTATTTATAAGCTAAATGATTTAACTAATAAGTCTGAAGACAGCACTATAGTTAAAGTAAAAAGTGTTAGAAAAATTTGGAATAAAACAAGAGAAGTATGCGGTTGTCCAGATTTACAACTGCATGATCTAAGACACTCTTATGCCTCAACAGCTATAAACTCTGGGAAGATGTCTACTAAAGAAGTTGGTACTTTACTTGGTCATACAAGTCTTGCATCAATGGATAGATATATGCACATCTACGACCAAACATCTACTACAAATGCCAGCTTAGTTGGTAATGCAATAGATGATGGTTCTGTAAAGTTGATTAATTAATCTAAAGGGTTACCGTCTGGGTCAACACCATAGACCATTTCTAATTCAAGCTCGATATAATGAATTGCTTTTCGTAAGTCTTTCACTCTATCTTCTTTTTCTCTGGTTACATACTTAACTACATTAGTTAAGTTAGGCGTTAATCCATTACTGTAAGCATACTCCAATGGTTGTATGCCTTTATCTTTGTAATGGCTTCCACCAATTTGTTTTTGTGTTGCTTTCATTCTGGCTCTATCCCACTCTTCAGGGGTTACATTATCTATACTCATTTATTCCTCCAAATAATGATTTAATTTTATTGATAAATTTTATGTAATTTTTTTCTGTAGTTTAAATCTCAATATTATTTCTATTATTTTTGTTCAGCTACTTGCTTTATTAAAATTACATCGAGTAGAATATCACAATCACGAAGTAATAGGTAATAACATGGAAGAAAAAATATTTTTAAATCAAAACGAACTTGCTGAACGATGGGGAATGTCTCCAAGAACTTTAGAGAACTGGCGTTCACATGGCAAAGGACCATCGTATGTAAAGTTAGGCGGTCAAGTTAGATACAAGTTTGAGGAAATCAAAAAGCTAGAAGAATCATCACAAGTCGGAGAGTAACTTGGTCAACGCTAGAAATAAAGGTAGGCGTGGAGAACGAGAGGTCATTGATGAAATCAAAGAACTCTTAGGTATCCAATTAGAAGTAAACTACTCACAAACATTTGGCGGTGGTCACGACCTACTTGGTTTAGATGGTTTTGCAATCGAAGTTAAAAGAAGAAAAGTCATAACACCAGGAGACTTAAAAAACTTCTGGGAACAAACAACTACGCAAGCAAAGAAGGTAAGACTTTTACCATGCTTATGGTTTAGAGCTGATAGATCAGACTGGCGTGTAATGATTGCAAACACTTACGCTATCAAAAACAATTTATTTGAAATGGAAGATTTTAATATTGCTATGAATATTTCTACGGAACTATTTGCAGCATTAATAAGAGAGGAGTACGGACTTGTCACACGCAATACTGTCACCCAGTAGCATTAATAGAATTATTAGATGCCCAGCTAGTGCAAAGATAAACGCAGCTGCGGAACGTAAAGGTAGCATGGCAGCAGCTAGAGGTACTTCTACTCATGAAATGGTAGAAGCCTTACTTAAAAACAGATTAGATGGCATTACATTATCAGACTACTACCTTGGTAGAACGGTAGATGTTGACGGATTTAGTTTTGATATCACGCAAGATGATATCGACATGGCAGAAATCTATGTTGAATACATCAATAGAAGAACTGAAGAACTAAACGGTAAATTACTTGTAGAAGAAAAAGTAAACGCTCCAGATATAAACGATGATCTCTGGGGAACTGCTGATGCAGTTATCCTGGGCGAAGGTAATAGAATGGTTGTTGGCGATTTAAAGTCTGGTGCATGGGCGGTAGATGTCGTGATGAACGAACAGCTAATGTGCTACGCCCTAGGTTGCCTATCAAGATGGGGCAACGAAGATACAGTCATAGAAATGACAATCATACAACCAAACAAAAAAGCCTTTCATAAAGATGGGCCTATACGAACTTGGGATATTCAAGCAGTCGACTTAGTTGACTGGGGTTTGAATATTCTAAAACCAGCTTGTGATGAAGCAATGGGTGATGAGCCTAGCTTTAATGCTGGAACTTGGTGCAAATTCTGTTCACACAAAGAAGTTTGCGAAACATATAAATCCATGGAGGATACAAATGGTAAATGAAAAGAAAGAGCAACCTCTATTGAGTTTTTCGGATAAAGACGGAAACCCAAGAGAGATATTTGAAAGAGACTTAACTGATACAACTAGACCTTTGGTTGAAGAAATCAGTAAAGACTTACAAGCAGAGCAACAGTTAAACGAAGCTTATCAACTGGCAACTAAAACTGTGCATCACATGGAGTCGGTAAGAAAAAATGTAGCTAACACTTTAGAGAAGTTAGAAGCAGAACTACCGCCTTACAAAAAGCCTGTGAAGATAGAAGGTGTCACTAAGGAGATTAACTAATGTCATTAGCAGATATACAAACGCGAGCAAAAGCTAAACCCTCAATCGTAATTATTTACGGCCCTTCTGGGTTGGGTAAAACAACCTTAGCAGTAGGAAGTAAAAACCCTATTGTTTTGCAGACAGAAGAAGGTCTTGGAATCTTAACTAAAAAAAGAGACATACCTCATTTTAAATTAGCAAAAGATTACGATACTGTTATTCGTTATTTAAAGTATTTAGTTGAAGCTGAGAAATTTGATTACAATACTTTGGTTATTGATAGTTTAGATTGGTTAGAGCCACTCATTCATGCAAAAACTTGTGAAGCACACAAACAACCATCGATAGAATCTTTTGGTTATGGTCGTGGTTATTCAGAAGCGTTAAAGTATTGGAGAGAGGTTCTTGATTTAGTTAATACATTAAGAAACGAAAAGAAAATGCGTATTGTTATGATTGCTCATAACCAAATTAAAGCATTTCACGATCCAAGCACCGAAGCATACGATAGGCATGAATTAAAAATGCATAAGGCTGCAAGTGCATTAGTCTTAGAGGCTAGTGATATGTGTTTATTCCTAAACTACAAAAAAGGAACTGTTAAAGTTCAAGGTAGTAAAGGTCTAACAAGTAAAACTGTTCAATCTGGCAGAGTGTTAGTGACAACTGAGTCACCAGCTGCGGTTGCCAAGAATAGATATGGATTACCAGAAGAGATACCAGTCGTAGAAGAAGGCGATGACTTTATTGTTAGAGCTGAAAAGACTTGGGCAGAGATTGGTAAACTCATAGCGAAGTAATGGCAACGCAAAACGAAAAACTAATATTCTTTTTAACGAAAGCCAAAATATTGGTTGAAGATTGCATGGAAAAAAACGGAGATGATGACCTTATTCTCCCGTTAGGTGCAAACAGAGTCTTAGCAGATGTTGTTGATGCACTTGAAGAAGAAATAAGTCGAGCGAATGATTACGAGGAATACGACCCTGGGTAATTAAATATTAATTGTTAAATTTTTACGGAGGTAACAACATGGATTTAACAGAATTTGGTTTGGATAAACTTGAAGCTGGAGAAACATCTGGCGGTGGAGAAAAGGTAAAGCCTGGAAGATACAACTTTGAATATGCTGGTTCAGAAATGATTGAAGGCAGAAACGGTTGGAAGGCTTTGAAGATTCACTTTGATGTTGAAGGCGAAATAATAAAAGTAAGTCATGCTTTTACTATGGCACATAACAATGACAAGCCTGTTGAGATAGGCAGAGAGTCATTAGTTAAAATGCTAAATGCAATGGGAGTAGCATCAATGAAAAATACTGATGAACTTCTGGGTAAAAAAGTAGAAGGTGAACTTGTCGTTGGTGAGAAAGGTTATTTAGAGATTGCAGATAACTTTGGTAATGGTTGGAAACCTTACGGAACTACAACTGCTAAAGAAAATGTAGACCCTAAAGAAGTATTACCAAAAGAAGAAATCTTCCCAAGCGATGTAGATGACGAAGACGACTTACCTTTTTAATAATGATGATCTCAAGTATCGGAGGCCAAGTTTATGTTCGTACTGTCACGGCTTGGCTTCTCCCTTACTTCATATCCGCAACGGCAAGATTAAAGGTGCTTGTTGCTATGAACATCTTAAATTTATTGGAGAAGGTAAAAAAATGGAGCAAATTAAAAATTTCGCACAGATTAACGAGGAGCTGTTATCTGTTGCACTAAAAGATAGTAAGTCAACATACCTAGAGGTTTCTAAAAAAAATAATTCCTTTGTTCTGCATGAATGGACTAAAGAAGATAGGATAGATTTTGTAAGAAGGCTTGTGTCAAGTTATCTCAATAACTCCAAGGCACAGGCAGATGACTGACTTAACACAATTTTATGGAGATAAAGGCGTTGTTATAGATGACAACTATGCCTTTAGTAATACAAGTAAATCTAATGCTGATTTAATTAATGAGATGCGTTCTCATGGTTTATTAGTTGATTTCTTAGATACAACAGGAAACCTAGTTAGAGTTCCTGTAAGTGCTGGTGTGAATCATCGACCAGATAAAGGTGGAGAGCGTTCAGGATATTATGTCTATAACCAGTTAGATCAAAACTTTGTATGCGTTTATGGTAACTGGCGTACTAATTTAGAGAACAAGTTTACTTCTTATAATCCTAATGAGATGTCTGCCGAGCAAAAAAGGATATTACAATCCAAGCTCGAGGAGGCACAAAAGAGGAGAGAGGAGGCAAAAAAAATACAGCATGAGCAAGTTGCCGTATACGTTAAAGAAAAGTTTGCTGGTGCGAATGAAGTTATAGAGCATAAGTATCTCACAGATAAAAAGATTAAAAATTATGGGTTAAAAACGATTAATGGAAACCTATTAATCGGTGTGCATTCTATCATAAGAAATAATGATAATGGAACATTAGTTTCAGAAATAAAGTCACTTCAATACATCATGCCAGACGGAAGCAAAAAGTTTGCTGGAGGTGGTGAAGTTAAGGGTAATGTTTTTCTTATTGGTTGTGAAGCATTTGAATTACCTAGTTTAGAAACGATAATATTTTGTGAAGGATACGCAACAGGAGCCTCTATATACGAAGCTACAGGGATACCTGTCGCCGTGGTATTCTCTGCAAATTTCTGTGTCTCTGCGTGTACGAGATTGCGTTCTATAACAGGTGCAAAGTTTATTATTGCACTTGATAACGATACCTCTGGGATTGGCGAAAAGTGTGCCAATGAAGTAGTTAATAGTATTACTAATGCGGTTTCCAGATTGCCTTCTATTATTGGTGACTTTAATGATTTGTATTTAGAGAAGGGATTAGAACAAGTTAAGTTAGAGTTAATAGAGTCTAAGTTTAATATAAGACAATATGCTATTCGAAATTTGGTTGAAGAACCAAAACCAATAGAGTGGTTAGTAGATAGTTTTATTCCTTTTGGTAAACCAGGAATTATTGCGGCAGTTGGTGGCGTTGGTAAGTCTTTATCAATGATTCAGTTAGCCCTGGGTATTTCTACTGGTGGTGATTGGTGGGGTAAACATATAAAACAAAAAGGTTCTACTGTAATTTTCGCAGCTGAAGATGATCTTGGAGAAGTACACAGAAGGATTGCATCATTAGATCCATTGGGTTTGCGGTTTAAATCTGAATACGATGTGTATGTATTTCCTATTCCAGAACAAAAAGAACCAATGATTTTATTAAGAGAAGAAGGAGTAACTTCTCAAGCAACTGAATTAGTAGAGGAATTAAAGAGTATTCCTAACTTAAAACTGGTTGTATTCGACCCATTACAAGCATTTACAACTGGTAATATCAGCTCAAGCAATGAAGTAGGCCAGTTATGGGGTAGTTATTGTGCAAATATAAGTGCCAGATTAGGTGTTACGACTCTTACCGTTCATCACTTGGCAAAATCTGCCCTTACTAATGATTCAGACGATGCACTTTCGCA